GCTTGGCCTTGAAAGCGCAGCCTACATAGGCGCTGTACCGGCTGAACGACCAAGACGTGATCTTCTTAATGATGGGAGGCATTTACTGGCTTTCCTTTTTTGTCGGTGTCGATAAGTTCAGCCCAATTGGTCTCCGACATTGACCCTTCGCTGAGGATAAGAACGTCAAACTCCACTCCCTCCATCTCATGACGCATGATCTCCATGGCCTTGAACCGCTCAGCCTTCGGCACCGATGCCGTCAGCTGGTCATGCACGTTGAGAAGAAGCCTGTGGTGCTTTGGCTTGACTCTGTAATAGCGGATGATAGCTTCCTTGGTGCAATCACCAGCCGATCCCTGAATGAGAGTATTGACCATCTTGTAGTCAAACGTCTTCAGCCGCCCATCAATGAGCTTAGGTGGCTCGCAGTAATACTCACGGCCACCCCATGTGTGGATTGGTGTGTTGGTCTTAGCCCTGAGCCTCATGTCCTTGTACATGTCTCGCAGACCAGGATACAGACCAAAGATCTGATCCTTCAGCTCCTTGGTTTCCTCAACGGACGATCCGTTCTTGATGGCGAGACTGCCGACGCCCTGGCCGTAGATGATCCCCAGATTGATGTTCTTCACAGGCTTACGTTCGAATGGCCTGTGAAGAACACGCTCCAGATGCTCCTTGGCGTTGTCGTGGTAATCGATCCAAGGGTTGTCAATGTACGCTTGTTTCAGCGCGCCGTCCTCAAAGTGAGCGAGGATACGAGGCTCTTGCTGGCTGTAATCTCGGTCGATCAGCACGTCGCCATCGGCGTACGGGATGATGTAGCTTCGCACCAAGGGCAGCGGCGGGAGGCCACCCTTAAAGGGGCACTTCGGCAAGAGCTTGGCCTTCTTTAGGTCCTTCTCGTCATGGGCAAAGATCGCCGCGAACTCTTTTGGGATGTTCTGAAAGTTCGGGGTAGACGACAGACGGCCAGTACGCGTACCGATGGCTCCTGAGCCCTCAGCAGACTTGGTTTGGTTCCAACTGGTGAAGATAAACCCGCCAGAGGCCTCGGCCGTGGCCAACCAGCTCTTCATAAACGTGTTCAGGCAGGTCTTCAGCTGAGACCTGTACTTGAGCACAGCCGCCAAAGTCTTATCGTGGCAGCCATGGCCAATGGCTGTCTTGTCGGACTTGTACTTGCCTGTAGGCGTCAGCTCCAGCTCATCAGGGTTCGACTTACCAGCCGCGATCAGGGCGTCGATCAACTGAGCGCCCGCGTCTATGTTCAGGTCTGGTGCCTTGAGAGATTTGCGGATATAGGTCTCGAGCTCCACCATCGTCTCAGAATACATGGCCACGTCTGACCTGAGGCGCTTTAGGTCGAGCCTGACGCCCTGCCGCTCCATGTCCAAGAGGATCATGGCAAGCTCGCGCTCGCGGTCATAAGCTTTCAGCATCCCACGCTCGACGATCGAAGGCCAGAGTTTCTCGAAGATCCTCTCGGTGCGGATAACGTCGCCGTCGGCGTACTTGCCCACGATGTCACCAGGAGCGAAGGCGATGTACTTTCCGTAATGCTCCTTTGACGACTTCCCATGACCGATCTTGACCCCGACATGGCTCAACGGCTGGTGCTCAACCAACCAATCAGCCACGGCGTCTTGCTCATCGGGAGGCATGTTCAAGAGTCTCGTGGCCGATGGCTTCAGTCCCAGCTCGATCTGGTTTGGGTCATCCAAGAACACCAGAAACATGGTGTCGTGGTACTTGTCCCACGGCAGCTCAGGCAGGTCCATGTGAGTGGCGGCCACGTCCACGTCGAACTTGTGATTGTGGAATAACACGCCATCGGGATGCGCCCAGGCCTTCTCTAAGGCTTCGCGAGCCTCTGCGTATGAGGAGTTGTTATTCGTGGCATGGCCCCAGGCATAGTACTTGGCCTTCATGCCCTTGTATTTAATGGAGACGCCCACAGGAATTGGTGGGTACTTTGGCCGACCTTCGATGCCAAAGGTTTCAAAGTCGACCGTGACCGGTTTTGGGATCTTTGGCTTCCTCATGACCAACCCAGTTCTGCAATGGCCACCAACTCAGACCGCTCACGCGCGGCCCGCAACCTGTTCAGCCGTGAGTGGATCCGCAGCAAGAACTGCTTTCGCTTGCGGTCTTCCTTCTCGGCCTTCAGCAACGACACACAGTCTTCCTCCGTGGCCATTTGCATCTTGGTGTTCAGTTCCATCCAGGTAGTAAAGGTCATGGTAGCTCCAGGAGGTAGAGGGCCCGAGTCATGAAGACCCGGGCCGTGGTTTTCTTAGTACTTGCCGCCACGAGCTGCGGGCTTCTTGGCCGCCGGCTTGGCCCGACCACGAGCAGGCTTGGCCGGAGCTTCTTCAGCCAAGCTGTAAGGAGACTCGATCAAACCCTTGACCTCATTGTGGCGAGCCAAGAGCGTCGGCAGCAGGTTGGCCGGCACGGTGTCGATAGCGGTGAACAGGACCTTGAACTGGGTGTTGGAGTCCGGCACCACCTGTACCTTGGTGAAGACGCCCAAAGGCGGGCGACTGAGACTGGCTTGAAGCTGCTTGACGAACGCCGCATAACCCTTGACCGAGGTCACAGGCAACTTCATATAGCCGACACCGGCCGACTCGTAGTGGGCCACGTCCTTGACAGCATCGAACTTGCCGTTCTTGAAAACACCGGCCGGGATCATGCCCAGACGCCGAGTGTTGCGGCAAGCCTTGCCGCGACCTTTGTTCGCGGAGCCCCACTCGTTCTGCGGGCAACCTTGGCACTGCTCGGACTGGGCGCTGCCGTGCTCAACGACAGTCGTGTGCGGGCAAATGGACTTCTCGTCGCGGCCGAACGCGAAGCAGGCCGGCGACTGAGGCTCAGCGGAGTCATAGTCGCCCTCGTAGTAAATGTTCTCCAGGACCGAGTCGAGGATGATAACCGCCATTTCATTGCCGGGCAGCGGGGTATCGTTGAACGACAACTGGCCGCTCTGCAGCGAGAAGAACTGACCAGAGGCGGTGCTTTCTTCCATGCCGGCCGAGAGTTGAGCCAGCTTCGCCAGCTCTTCATCCCAGTTCGCGACGGCGGTACCAGTGGTTTTCGGGGCGCGTACCATGTGTGACTTCCTTCTTAGCTTTGATCGAGGGTGGCCCGTTTCAGAGTGCTTTACATCCTGGGGTGGGCCTGACCTTCCTGGCCTAAAGGTCGCTGAACAGCGCCGGCCAAAATTGCTGGAACTTTTCGCGGAGCGGGATCATCAGTTCACGCATTTGTGGGTGGGCAGTTTCTGCGCAACGCAGTTTGAAGACGTGACGCCACTCACGCGGATTGGCGGTCATGATTACCTCGGTCTTGAGGCTGTTGGGCAGCACAGACCTGGCTTCCTGTGGGGAGGCGCCCATGTCAAGAAGCTCAAAATACGCCGACTCTGCAGCCCGGCAGGCGTCAAGCCAAGCTTGCTCTCGTTCCAAGGACGGGTCTGGGCCAAGTAGAGGTTGGATCAGAGTGATCTCGTTGCCGAACTTGTCCTTGCCATAGTTGCAGTACCTGGTGCTCTCCTGCGAGAAACTGGCGATCCGGTGACGGACTAGTTCGTGAGAGACCCCGCGATCGCAGACGAACAGGACAGTGATCGACCCGTGCTCCAAGACTGACTCGTGCTTGCTCTCGGCAAGACGAGCAATGAGCTTCGCGGCCGAGTCCCCGGTGATCCGGTCCTCTGACTTGTAGCAAACTCGGCCAGCCCGCTCAATGGTCCGCTCCAAGTCAGGCGTGGCAGTCAGGATCTCGGTCGATGGATTGATGATCTTCACGACATGGTCTCCGCGCTAAGAGTTTCGAAGTCGAACTTGACGCCTCGACTGGTTCGAAGAGCGACAGATTGAAACCCAATCCCATAGTTCAAGAGCCAAGTGTTACGACCGTCGTGGCCAGACGGAAGCTGCGGTACCAAGTTTTCAGCAGCTCTGACGCGCGTCAGGCCAGATTGGATCTCTGCGACCGAGAGCTTGATGACCGCGTCAGAGGACTTGACCTTCGCGGTCTTGACCACTGAAACCCACATCCCGATGGACCACTGGGCGGCCAGCTGGCCGCCGCCGGCGAGCAGCGTGAGGTCTCCTCCAAGCTCGTAGCACGTGTCGGCCTCAACCTCAAATACGAGGCCGTTCTTGTCAGTGACGATGTACTTGGCCATCACGTCCTCCTACAGCTTGTTCAGGGAAACGGAGACAGTATGAAAGACCTTCACGCCAGGGACCTGCTTGCCGGCGTCCCAGCGCTCTTTGACTGCGGTGTCGGCCAACCGGCGCTGCATGAGGTCAAACTGACCGGTTTTCTTGACGTGCTTATAGAAGTCGTCCCAGTTCTCGACCTGCGGGACATCCTTCGTGACAACCGTGACTCGGGCCACCTTTCCGGCCACGCCCGAGGCCTCGGACTTCGGCAGCGTCTGAATGATGTGCTCCTTGACGGCCTTCTCCTGGGCCTCGAGCTCGTCGGTGATCTTCTGAGCTGCTAAGCGCTTAGCCCGCAGCTCGTAGAGCATGTCGGCACAGGCTCCGATCGTCTTCGGCATCTTGATTACAGGTTTCTTCGGCTTGGCGGCCGGAGATGTATTGGCGGCTGTGTCCATCGGCGGCTTGGCCATGGGTCTAAGTCCTTACAGTGGGAGGTCGGTAAAGCCATGCGTTTCGCACAGCTCATGGATACCATAATTGTTGCCGAGAGAGAGGTCGCGGATCCAGCAACGCTTGGACTGCTCAATCAGAGACCCAAGCTTCTTGGCCGTGGCGGTACCCTGGGTCGAGATTTCGGCAATGAGCAAATCGAACTCTACGCCTTTCAGGCGAGGGATCATGGCGTCAAGACGTGTGGCCGGCAGCACCTGCTGCGGCTTTACGGCGCCGACCTGCTCCAGCTCAAGGTCCCAGGTCGTCTTGAGCACGGTCGCGCAGACAACCAGGATCTTCGTCTGAGGCCCAAGGGAAGCCGCAGCCATAGCCATGCATGACCGAGGACCGAGGACATCAGTCGCCATCAGACGGACACGCGGGTAAGAAAGAAGACCTCGCACGATCTGATCGTGGTAGGCCTTGAGGGGGATGGACATTCGGGGGCTCCTCAGCAAGACAAGGACATCCTACGGCACGGCCAAGAAGAAGTACATAGTTATTTTCGCTTGACGCCCCAGGACTCGGGGATGGCCCGGGGCTACGCTCCTCGGCTACTTGACTTTGGCGAGCTTTCCACCCGCCGTCGTGCCCTCGGCGTACCACGCGTGTGGCGCTGGAAAGTGTGGGCCCTCGAGGTAGACGGCACCGTCGTCAGGCACCTTCCCATGCCCGGGCTGAAAGACCTCAACCAGCTGGCCACTGGCAAGCGCTTCTTTCAGTGCCTTCTTGGTTTTTAAGTTGGGGTGAACGTACGGCATAGCTCGATGCTCCTCGTCAAAAGACCTGAACCCTCAGCCTTCCGGCCAAGGGCTCTTCAGCAGCTCAGCTGGGGAGTTTGCCCTGGCGGCGCAGCTCAGAGCGATACCAGGCCGGGTAGGACTTCTTCGTCTCAGGAAGGTTGAACTCTTCCTTCAGCTTGGCGAAGACGTCCTTGTTGGCCAAGCCCTCGAGGATCAGCTGACGAGCACGGGCAGAGACAGTGTCCTCACGGCGGGTGACGCCATCTAGCTTCACGTCGCGCTTGGCTTTGGCGGTCTTGGTTTTGGTGGTCTTGGGCGGCTCGAGGAACTTCTTCGCGGCACCGAGCTCGACGCTGAAACCGCCCTCGTGGTGGGTGATGAACTTGTTATAGAATTCTTTTGCGATACCGAGCTTGCGCAGCTGGGCGGTGGCGGCGTCGCGGGTCTTGGTGTTGATGGTCTTGACGTCGGTCATGATGCTCTCCTCAGCAGGGTTGGCGCTGTGTGCGTCATTCATGAGAGCATCTTATCACGCCTAGTGGGCGTGTAAACACATATTTTAAGGGCGGGGCACCTTTGTGGCACCCCCGCCCTTAAACCTTAGGCCTTCTTGCGCCGCACTTCTGACCGATACCAACTGGCGTTATAGTGGGCTCGATCAAGTGACATTCCAAAGATCCGACGCAGCTTGCGCTCGAGTTGGTTGTCGGTCTTACCGGCAATGATCATTTCGCGGCAGACACTAGCGATGGTGGGCTTCTTCATAATGACTCTCCTCAGCGTTGAACTAAGGAGATTATAGCACAGAAGCCCGCCTAAGGGCCTCTGTTACAAATACCTATATACGTAATTGCAGGGCTACATATCGATCAAGTCACGGAAGCCCAGGAACACCGGGAAGCGCGGCTTGTCCTTCGAGCCAGTGGGGAAGAACTTGTACTTGACAACTCGGCCAACTACAGCTCCTGCAGAGAACTTTGCAGGAACCTGCGGCGCTACGTTCAATTGGTGCAATGACCACAGCTCCACTCTCAACGCGTCATCAAAGCCAGTGCCGATGTTGAACTCGACGCCGGTCTTAAGGTCTCGGACGTGAAGACCTCCAAGCGTGCCTCGACCCTGCTTGTTAGCCTTGTGGCTGCTGCGTTTGGTACGCCCAAGCTCGTCCTTTGTGGCTTCATTGGCGTTGTGCATCAGCTCGTAGCAGCCCAGCACTTCAGCCTCGCTGTCCTCAAACCGCTTAAGCTTGAGAAGCCAGCCTTCCTTCTCCGTGCTGCGGCCACACTTATATGGCCCAGTCGTCGAGCGGATCATCGCGCCCTCAAAGCCCTGGGCTAACCACTTGGCCTCCAGCTCAAGCAGCTCAGCCTCGCTTTTGACCTCAACGTGTGGGACGGCGATGAGCTCTTTACGAGCGTGCGCAAGTACACGCCCGCAGACCGTTGTTTGACGCACCCTGAACGACTGGCCGCGCAACCGGACGTCGTCAAACGCAAAAAACTTGGCGTCCGGCTCGCCATCCGCCGACATCACGCCGCTCATGGTCTTGCGATAGAAATCGGCAGACGTGGGTTCACCGATGCCCAACTCACCATCCAAGCCCTCATACTGCTTCTTACCAAACAGCTTTTGAACATGGGCATTCGGGATCTCCTTCAAGGAGCGGCTCATAACTCGGCCATCGATCACAATCGCCCGGACCCCGTCAAGCTTAGGAGATGCTAGAACGGGGAAAGTCAAGTTCTTGCCATCGGTCTTGCCGGCCAGCATGGGCTTGAATTGTGTCATAGCACTACCTGCAGTCCAGAGGGCACGGAAGCCAGGGCCTGAGCCTTGTATGTCCTGGCGAAGGCCTTCGCGTCTTTCGTGTCCACGGCGCAGAACGGTATCTCCTTCCCGCCGACGAGCATCATAAAGGTCTCAGTCTTGGGCGGCTTTGAGAGCCACCAGAACGACGGGTTCAGCAAGCAGGTGGTGCTGCGCAGCAATTGCTTCGTACGAGACATGATTTGATCTCCTTACCAGGCACGTAGTTACGGTGTAGATGGCAGAGATTGAGTGTCGTAATGCCCCAATCTTGATAGATAGGCTCAAGGCCGTGCCTACGAGCAAAAGACGCGACAACCTCGTCAAACTGCGGAGGCTTCACACCTTTGGGGACGTAAAGCGTAAACGACACCATGAGCGTGTCATTGCAGAATTCGTAGTGCTTCAAAATTCGCACTCCTTGAAATAGGGGTCTCCGTTAAACACCAGCCCTGCGCCTCGGCAGGTCAATTCGATGCTTGAACCTCTGGCCAAGGTACGGTCATCTTTGAGCTTGACATAGATCGGGGTCTCATAAGAGGTTCCATGAAGCACGGCCGTCGTTCCGTAGCTATCGACTACCACGACATCCGTAAGATGCACCAGACGGTGACGGTACAGGGCATCTGCCGCTTGGCGATCAAGCATGTAATGCCAGGCGACAGCGTCGCCAGTAGCCGTGACCATAGAAACCTCAGCTCCGTGCGCCGGGACCACTAACTGGCCGAGATAGGCTATCACTAGGGCGACGGCTACCGCTATCACTAGGGCGACGACTACCACAGCGAGCCAGGCAATACCGTCAATCAGACTTCGAACAAGCTTTGTTGCCATGGTGCAGCTCCATACGACGACGCGGGCGCTCAGTCTGGGTAGGCCGTCCAGCCAAGCGCCCGCGTCAGGACCGAGTTTCGAAGAGGTTACAGGACCTCGCGAACCTTGGCAATCAGAGCCAGGGCCTCAGCCTTCAGCTCTTCGCCCACCGTCTCCAGCTTCGCTTCCAACTCCGCCAGGAACGAGACTGCGGGGTGCTCAGAAACACCCTCAGCCGTCGGGCCGCCGAAGCCACCCTCGATCGGCTGGTCACCGGCACCACCAGCCTGGGTGTCGTCGGTGCCACGATAAACACGATTGAACTTCATTGGATACTCTCCTCAGAATGGAGCGGCAACATGCCCTCCTGACTTCTCAAGCCTCGGCAGTTTCCCACCGAGGCTTAAAGAGGTTAACGGCCAAGCAGACCGCGCGTGCTTGCGATCTTTAAAGGTTGACAAAGCGCAAAAGTATGACCGACATTTTTGCGCGGGCCGGCGGGGACGTATTTTCCGCCCTCACGCCTCTTGTACTCGGCGTTACTGAAGATAGAACGGCGCCCAGGGCCGTCACGGGTAGTCTTAACAACAGGGGCGAGTCGGCGCTCATTTCATCCTCCTATTTAATCGCAGAGCGGTACTTGCGCGATTTACGATGCTGCTTGCGGCGGCGTTTGGCCGTGGCACAGGTACACATATCTTTTTCTCCTACAGCATTTTACGAACACCGCCACCCTTAGGCGCTGATCTCCACTTACGACCATCGTTCAGCCAAGGGCGCTTGGCCTTACGCAGATGATACTCACGATCTAACTCAGCCTGAACCTTTCTATCGGCGTGTGTCAGCTCGTGATGCTCTTGGCAGTACGCCGACCCGTTCATGGCCTTCTGGTCACAGAAGACTGCCCGACGACCGGAACCGGAAACAATATAGCTGCACTGCGCCATCAGCGCGGGACCTTACAGGAGCCGTTGCACGCCGGACACATGATCATGATCGCCGAGAAGCTGACTCGACCTCCCATGGGGACACGCCCGGACCCGCCGCACTCAGGACAATCAACTGGGGCCCCAGCGTGTTCCACCACAATTTTGTAGGCCCGGTTGAATTCCCCAAATTTCACTGGATCACCGCCAGCATCCGGATGCAGTTCCTTGGCCAGGTCTCGCCACCGGGTCTTCAGGTCCTCGAGGGTTACAGTCTCGGGCAGCTCCAGCAAAGCCAGGGCCTGTTGCAACTCGGTCTTCATGGATCCTCCCTCAAGCCTGCGGCACCGCGCTCCGCCCGCCTCACACTTAAGGAGGTGACCCTATGCCCAGTCCCCGCTTGGCCTACCCCCGCAATTGGAGAACGCAACCCGCACTGGACCTCGGCATCTTCGAGGACGGTTGAAGGTCTAAGCTATCGCGAGCTGCACTTCAACCATCCTCAGGTTCAGGTCATTCTGGCAAGCCAGGAGCCCGAGCCTAATCAAACCTTTAGCAAGCCTGCGAAGCTTTGGCTGGAGTTTTCCGCCGCGCTTCCCAACCCCAGGAGTATCGACCCGCTCCCGTGTCACCATTCTCTGGATCGATCGCTGCGAGGACCTTTGGGTATTACGACCTGCGCTCATGGTGCTTCACAGGCTAGCTAAAGGTGCCGGGTCTTCAGAAGGTCCCAACGGACCCGGCGACGTTGTGTGGCTTACCCGGGGGAGTGGGTGACCTTCCTATTCTTCGTCCAAGACCTCGGCCAGCTTGTTGGCGTACCAGATGGCCTTAGAGTTATCTTCGACGTCATCGACCTTCTTGCCCAGACGCCACTGATACCTGATCACGGTGCCGCGAAGAAAGCCGATGAACTGCTCTCGGCCCAGCGCCGCCCGAATGGCGTCGATACACTCGATCCCGTTGCCCGACTCGGCATAGTGACTGGGGTGGTTGACCATGTCCTTCTTGGGAGCCGGAGGGGCCACCGTAGGGCTACGCGCCATGGCGCACCTCCTCAAGGAGGTCATTAATCTGCTCCAATAGCTCGCCCTTGTTGTAGGATAGCTCGGTCTCTTCGATCAAGACGGACTTCTTGGCCACGTGGGCCGAGGTCATAAGACCGTCCCGGGCGAGCTTGGCGGCAGCCTGAGACCCGGCGACCTGGATGTGGGTCTTCCCCTCGTCGTCCTTGGTGTGGACTTTGTAAACGCGCATTGGTTTGACTCCTCAGCAGTCAGGCTGGAAGGACCCAGGCGATTAGGCCCAGGTCCCTGCAGGTCATTCGGCCTTGGCGGCCTCGGCGATGTTCTTGCCCAGCTCGGTCAGAAGCTTCGCGCTTTCCTTGGCGCCGGCTTCCTTGGCTTCGGCCACGGCTTCGGCGACGGTTTCCTTGACGGCGATCAGCAGGCGCTTGGTCTCGGCCTTGACGGCCTTGGCGGTCTCGGCGTCGGCCAGCTCGACCAGTTTTTCGACCAGGTCGGCGACAGTCATCTTGCCGGCTTCAGTCTTGGCGGTCAGGGCATCGATCTTCGAATTTTCGCTCAACGACATTTGGTGCTCTCCTTGATTGGATTTGACATCTGGTGGTCAAAATTCGAGGAGAGGCTTGACGACGTCGTCCGGCTCAGCTCCTCAGCAAGAACGACCCTAACGTGTTTTGAAAGGGCCGTAAACAAATATTTTGCGCTTTTTACATCAACTGATTTGAGGGACCTGCCACAACTTGGACGTGAAGTCCGATAGAGGCGCCAGCAGTCTTTCCAGCCTCAAAGGCTTCCTTGTTCTGGACGCTCACTCGGCCCTTCTTGGCTACCTCATTCCTCAGTCGCCAGCAGTATTCATTGTCGCTCTGAAGATGCCCGCTGAGGCACCGTATGGCCACGAGATAAACACCTCGAGGAGGTTCTTCCTTCATGAGCGAATTGAAGTAGGCCACCGCCTGGATCTCATTCAGCTCCACAGGCCGCTTAAGGGTATTCCAGCCCTTGCCAAGTAGCTCAAAGGAGTAAGTGCCAGGAGGCAGGTTGTCGAAGTTGGGTCGGAGCTTATTGTATGCCTCGAGTTCTAGGTCTTTGGCCCTTTGCTTGGCCTCAATGGCTTCCTTGTTGGCCTCGCGCCACAGCTCTAAGGCCTTGACACAGACACGACCTGCGCAGCCGTGCTGAAAGTCGGTCGCGTAGCGATTGTCGGCCTCGGCGTCCTTCTGGGCCTGGCGACTCAGCTTAAGGATTGTTCTAATGACGAACTGCGCAATCAGCTTCGCGGTCTCTGCGTTCGACTGTCGACCCTTGAAGGTGCTGTGAAAGTGATTGTGGCGTCCAGACCGACGTTCATGGTAGGAGCAGTCATAGAGCTCGGCGATCGAGCTGCAGACCTTCTTAGCCCAGGCGTAGGCAAGGAAGTCATCCTCCTCTCGATGGCCCTTGTTCTCAGTGGAGGCGCCAAGCACGTCGACCTCAGTCAGATTGTGCTCCAGCAAGAGCTTCTGAGCTTTCTCCATGGCTACCGAGGCCTCAGCCTCGGTGCACCCGCGCGTCGCCGTCATCTGAAGCAGCTTAGCGATCTTGGCTTTGATCGAGTCAGACTTAGTCATAGTAAGATGCTCCTCAGCGTTGTTCTGAAGAGCATCCTACCACCAGCTAGTTGGTCTGTAAACAGGTATTTTAGACCCCGCCGTCCTTTAACAGCGACTTGACCACGATGAGTTTCGTTGTAGGAGTGCCAACGGCGTTGATCGTCGCACTAATGTCCTGAAGAACCTTTGCCTGAGACTCGACTTGGGCTCGCAAGGCATCAACGAGTCCTGACACGGCCGCAACAGAGTCCCTGTGCCCATAGATGACGGCCGCAGCACCGACGTGAGCGTCGCTAAGTTGGATGCCGGCTAGGTGGATCAGAGACGGATTTGTGAACAGCCCGGCAGTCCGCTTGGCGTTCTCAAGCTCAGACGAAAGCTTGAGCATGGCACTGTCCTGCTCGTCGATGTACTTTTGGAGCTCTGCTCTTTCGGCCTTGAGAGCGTAGACGCAGCTTTGGGTACTCTTTTCGGTATCTGCCATCTCTAGGACTGTCTTTGACAGGGCCCGATTACGCTCACGCAAGTTGTGCAGCTCATGGATGCGCTGATTGTCCAGAGTAGCTCTGTCCTGAAAGCCTTGGCAGACCATCTGGCTCGTCTCTAACTGAGACTTGAGCTTGTTGATCTCGGCCTTCATCTGATCTTGCTGCCGTGATTGGGACAGAAGATCACTCAGGCGGCCGGTATAACCCCCATGAACTCGGGAGCCATAGCGCAACGCGTCCCAGGTGTGGTCAAACCTGGTCTCGTACTGGCCAGTCCACGCGAAAATTCTGTTTTCGGCAGCCGCGTAATCGAAGCCCGCCAAAGCCGGTTTGCGGACGCCGGGCATCTCCCAGCATGCGTCGAAGAATGTGTTCTTCGGTGCAGCCAACGGCACGATCTGGCAACGGCACCGAGGGTGAACGACGTCCCAAAACGTCGACTTTCCGGGGGCCCGAGAAGCTCCGATATAAACCGCGCCGTTTGTTGAAGCGGTGAGGTTGATGCTTCGAAACAAGTCTTGTTGATGAGGCAACAGCTTGTCGATCAACTGCTCGACGTTGACCTCAACAGCGCGCTGAACCTTTAACTCAAGGTTCTGATCCTTAACCTGCCGAAGCTTCCGCTTCAGCTTTTTAACACCACTCATTTTTCATTCTCCTCTAGGTCTCTTTGGGTGGGAGCCGGAGCTGGGTTGGCCAGCTCATGGGCAAGGCGATGGACAACCACCTGGGTTTGAGCAAGTTGCGCAGGCCAGGTCAACACGATAGCCGTCAACTCATCGTCGCTCAGGACGATGCCTGTGAGCTGCTCAGTGTGACGAGCAACCGCGTAACCGACACCGAGATGGTAGGCCAGTAACATCAAAAGAATGCGGGTCATCGAGACCTCCTCTTGGGGCGAACGATGGCGTAGAGACGGTGGCCGGCCAGGTCATGGTTCATTTGGGCCTCGTCTGTGCATGCGTCTAGCCAGAATACCTCAAGGCCGTTATGCGCGCCGCGCCACACAGTTTGAGAAGAGCGGTTCTTTAGCGAGACCCTTACGGCGTAGGTCATTGCCAGAGAAGCATTACGAAGGCGCACGGGTCTCATAACGCGTCGTCCTGGCTAACAGTCCAGTCAAGCTGGTCCCTGAATTCCCACCAGGTTCCGTCGGCGTGGCGATCAGCTAAGCGCACGGGCGCGCTGCAGTAGAAGCCAGAGTATCGGTCGCGGGCTTCAAAGCCAAAAACCAAAGCCGCCCAGAACTCCCAACCTGTTTGGATGCCAATCATAATGAGACCCTCCGCGCCCAGACCCAGACACCCTTGCGGTTCTGCTTAAACTCAAGGTCACATGGACCCATGCCCCAAGTGAGACAGACCGAAGAAAACTTCTGCCAGAATTCATTAGACATCATTGCCATGACGACCTCCCTCGATCACCATCGGCCAAACATGCCGTTCACGCAACACGGCCGTCATCACTCTGATCCTCAGAGCAAACTCAGCTCGAGCCGAAGGAGAGCCATGGTGGGCATTCGCCAGCATGTACTGCTGCGCGACGTGTAGAAAGGCAAACAGCTCACTGTTCGTTGCCCGTTGAAGGCCTTGAGTGAGCCTGGCTCGTTCATGGAATTCGGTGTCTGACACTTGGAGCTCCTCAGCAAGGATTTGATAAAGCATCTTAGCTCTCACAGGTGGCTTTGTAAACAGATATTTTATCTGCCACGAAGTCTTTTAATCAACCACCAGTACTGGAAGTCGATCATGTGGCAATGGACCCTGGTATAAACCAAGAGACGCCCGCCACAGAAATGAGGATCTCCAGGCGGATGGCTATTAAGCCACACCCAACCAAGCGAGAGCCACTGGTACCATCTCGGTTGCGTACCACGCCAATCTCGCTTTTCACCTGACCACGAAGGGCCGTGAGTGTGGCCAGTAAGTGGCTTGTTAATTCGCATGGCATCCTCCACAAATCTGCTGGGCGCGACAGCGACGGCGATCATTTGATGACCTGCGCCCATCTACCCTGGCCCAGGTCAACGTAATCGAGCCGTTGAGGGGAGGTACGTAGCCACCCGCGGCAGTTTAGACCGCTTGACGTGATTGCGTCTGCTCACAATGCGTCCTTCTGGCTGCTGCGCCGATCATAGATAAGATATGGTGCAAACCATACGGTAATCGGGGTGATAGAGCGAAGGTTGTCTAAAAGACGCTCCTTCGTACTGCCATAATATTTGTTCACGGGGACGATCGCCGCGATCTCCTCCCACCCGCTAGGTATCCCAATCATGGTAGCGTCTCCAGCTTTGGGGCTGAATTGAGCTTTGCGGCCCACGTATCGCCATCTCCGCCATGGTCTTCGGCGGAGATGGCGGCGGTCAGCATTTCCATTGTCTCTTCTGCCGGAACCACCTTCAGCCCCTCGGCTTCAAGCTGGGCCAGGACGGCGTGGGCAACAAAACCATATCCTTCTCGTTGTTTGTCGGGGATCATTTCCCAATCGGTTAAGGCTTCAAGTCCATCGGCGGCATGAACCGCCATTGCCAGTCGGTCAATCAGCATTGCTTTCCTCCCGTTTAAAGCCCCGGCCCGTAGTCTTCGCCGTCACTACCATCCCCGCACATGGCGAGAATGAACACCGCGAAAATCCCAATTATCCACCACATCACTCACCTCCCGGCGCAGGCGCGGCAGATCGGTCCAGACGCTCAATCTCAGCCACGAGCAACGCAGCGGCTCGGACCAGGTCGCGGCGCTTGTCTTTAGGTTTCCACCATTTCAAATCCCACGGCCAAAGCCGATGGAACCAAACCCCACGCGCTTTTGGACCATCTAAGGTCGCCTCCAGTGCATAGGTACATGCGGCGGCGACTAACTCCCCAGCGTTGTGATTATCGTCATGACTTTCACCCCAGCCTTCGACTTCAATCTGGCGTCTGCGTTCTCTGGAAACATCCAGCATTGCAGAGCTTCCTGGCACCAGGGCCGCGAGGTCGGCGGGGGTGAGGGCGGAGATGACTCTCTTGATAGGGTCTGGCTCATTCCCAGGATTCCCGAGTGCAGAATAAAGGCGCTTGATCATCTCGTTATCCATAGCTGTCCTCCGCTTTAAACTCCTTGATGTCTGGCATGATGTCCTGCACGGTGGCGATGAAAGGGCCATCGTCCGGGAACAGCTTCATAAGCGTTCGCAATGTGGGGAAATTAAATGTTGAAGCCTCGGCCAGCTTCGTGCCCTGCTCGATCATGGCGGTGATGTCGTCAGTCATAGCTCTGCCTTTCCCGCCAGAGCCATACCCAGCTGGACCAGCCCAGAGACGCGGGCCACCACCGGCACCGCTGCCAGGATCTCAGGGACGGTAGTGCAAAGGGTGGACAGATCCACGTCAGGTAGGGCAGCAGAGATAATTTCGAGGGCAGCGTCCAGACCGCCTTCGGCCATCCCGAGTTCGAGCCTCCCGAAAGCAGGCATCATCCGCTGCAGCTGCTCGAAGCTAAAGGTGGAGACCTTGAAGGTCTGGCCTCCCAGGTGGATGGTCTCCTTGTCCGTTTCCTGGACATCCAGCACATAGGCCAGCATCTCACGAGCCTGGGTGGCGTCCATGAGGTTGGTGCCGGTAGGCTTAAGACTGTTGAATTTCGAGTTTCGGGTGATCCCACCATCTGGGTTGAAATCATCGGGCAGCTTCCAGCCTAGGAAGCGGTTCACGGCGGCATCAAGATTAAAATCGGTCATGCTGACCTCCTTCTTTCCAGTAGGCGATGGCGCGGCGGGTAGTGGCATCCAGTGGGTGGGGTGATTGAACCCGCATGGTTCGATACCATCCCACCAGCGCGAATACTTCTCCGACCATGAGCCAGAACACGCCCACCACACGCCAAGATTTTTCCCAACTTCGTTTTCTCCGATACGGGCCAGAATGATCTTCGACCCATCCTTCGGTGCTGTCTCAATCGGTTGCCAGCACCGCGCACCCAAGGCCACGATGTCGGCGGGGGTGAGGGCGGAGATTACCGCTTGAGCTATTTCGTTGAGCCGTTCCGGGTTTTCGGAGACTTCCTCGAAGTCGTCTTCGCCCATTGTCCCGACTGACCACGCTTCCCAAACGCGGATGCAATCGTAAGTACCGGTCAGCGCTGGGATCAGCGCTGCACCAATCCGCTTGATCATCTTGTCATTCATGGCCGGGTTCCCAAATCGTTATTTCGGAAAACTTCTTGCCAGCAGCCACAATTAAGAGAAGAGGAGACGAGACGACAAAATAAATAAACCCCAATGGCCACACTAATGACCACAGTACACCCCACAGGACATATTCTCCTGAGATACGGCCGTTATGCAACACATCGTCGTATAGCGTTAACGCAAATACGCTTGCCGTAATAACGGCCCATAACGCGCATAAAGGAACAAGCAGTTCTAAGCTCATAATGCGGACTCCTTCTTGCCGGTGCAATCACAAGGGACGGGATTGCCGAGACTGTCGCTTACGAAATTCACGCCCCCACACTTCGGGCAAGGCTCCGGGTCTTGGCTGGGCGAGAGGGCAATTGCCGTCTGTTCATAAAGTGCGCTGTCGGCATATTCCTCAGCGTTGTCCAGCTCAACGAAATCGCCATCTCCCGTGGGAATTTTTAAGATCACGCCAGTTTCTAGGTGCCAGTGGTGATGCGTAATCAGAGCCTCCCGCAGCCGCGCAATCTCTTCCCCGCGCTCGTGGGATCGTAGGCTGACGGTCACAATATCGTCTTCGAGGGCTTCAACTTGAGCCATTAGCCGCAGCATGGTCGCTGAGCTGCCCCGATAGTAGGCGATCTGCTCCGCACGAATTGAGGACATAATGCCAAAATCAGAGCCGTTGCCCTCAACATCATCAAGGTCATCGGCCAGCTTATTACCCTGCTCGATCAGGGCGGTGATGTCGTCAGTCATTCCGTCGCTCCATCTTCAAAATTCGGTTCAACGCATCCAGAACCTGGATACGCGGCACGTTGAACATTTCGGCAATCTCACCGTAGGACTTTCCTTTGCGGTGTTGCAGCAGCCACAGCGTTTCCCGCCCACCGTATTTGGCAGCGGAGGCACAAGAGCCGGCGGCAGCCGCTGCGCGGGCTTGTTCCCCTTATCACACGGCGACGGGTTCGATGGTCAGGCCGCGCAGTCGCCACCGGCTTCCATCGTCCAGCACGATCACCATGCCGTTCCGTGCCCCGCACAGCCGCGCATCGACGGCAATTTGATATCGGTTTTTCTCGGTCATTTTTCTTCCCCTAACATTTCAGTGAGACGTTGTTTCTGCCAATTAAGTTCAGCGGCCCTGGCGTTCCCGGTGTCCCCGGCGGCGTCCCTGGCATCCCCGGCGGCATCCCCGGCGGCGTCCCCGGCGGCCCAGGCGGCGGCCCTGGCGGCGGCCCTGGCGGCCCAGGCGGCGGCCCAGGCGGCGGCCCAGGCAGCGTCCCAGGCAGCGTCCCAGGCGGCGGCCCCGGCGGCGGCCCCGGCGGCGGCCAACTCACCATCGGATGCTTCGCCCCGCAACCAAGCCCTCTTCGTCTCGACGGCCTTACGGGGCCGAGGATCATCTGGATATTTGGCCTCGTAAAGGTGGACAACTCTCTCTGCGCAGTCGCAGGCAAAAGCATGGGCTATCTTCTCGCCTTCCGGTCCGCAAGCATTAGCCAGCGACCACAAGGCATCGTCAAAGTCATTGCTTTCCAAAATAACCTGCACCGTAATCGGTGTTTCGCAGCCGTACAACTCGACCGAGCCAAGGTGCCTGGCCAGCTTTCGGTATCCCTCAACACAGGCACCAGCTTTGCGAAGCTCAGAGAATGTGGTGTAAATCATTTGATGCTCCTCAGCAAGGAATTTCATAACCTTGATCTTAGCTTGCCGACCAAGGTCTGTAAATAGCTATTTTACGCTTCCTGGTACCAGCAAGCCTCGGACAAGGGCTCAGGTTCAATCAGTATCACGCCGTGCGGCATTGACACCTTCACCTTGACGTGGCCGTGCTCTTGGCGGCATGGGATAATCAGGTGGAGCATTGAAAACGACGGACGGCGATCTCGGTAAACACCAAGCTTCAGATTTAAAGCCACCTTCGTAGGCCCGACCTGCTCTAGCTCAAGTCCTCCAAGGAGGTTAGGGAACTCGGTGCCAATCAACACTAATTTGCCGTAAGCGTTTCTGGCTTCCAGCGCGTATCGCGAACCAGGATCTAACTGCCATAGACCACCTAAGGGCGCCAAAATTCTTTGTGGGGCTCTAGCTATCCAACTCAGACAAGCATTCTGGTTCGTAACGAAGATCTTCGCCTGAACGGCAGCAGGGTGGTCGTTCCAGTTGATGTCGTTCATAACAACCGAACCTCAGGTAGGCACCGCAACTGCTTCGGCTCGCCAGAGACAACCATGACCGAGTGGCCAAACTGCCGCAGCGTGATCTTAGCCTGGCCCACGGTCAGACGCAGCAGCCCATTCTGAAGCCGCATATCCGACTGCCATTCCTCGGTGAGGTTTATCGAGCCTACAAGTAGACCGTTATGATAAAGGTCGCTCATCACACATCTCCTAAACAGATAAACGCTTACGGCACAGCTTTCAGACTACCGTCCGGTAACAGACACACGCGAGCGTGGCCAATGGCGTAGATCCCAGCCCCAATAGAGCCACAGGCTTTCTGGTCCGCCAAGTCACTGAAGCTGCCTATCACCACGACCATCACGGCTATTACAATCGCCACGACAGCCACCACCTCGTCGAACGTCATCATCTCAGTACTTCCCTTTCTTCCCAGCCTTGCCCCCGGCCGTTGGCGCTAAGTGAGCCTTGACCTCGGCAGCCGTGGCCTCAGCCCAGCGACCTACGTTCCGAACTGCGTAGAACCGGTCTTGCACGTCTCCGACCCTGATTGGCTTTCCGTCAAGGATCTGCCTAGCTCCAGCCTTCTTCAGGTTGTTCCCCATGCCTTGAGCTGAGACCTTCGTCTTCCCCAGCGGGTCATAGAGGTCAAGCAGCTCTTTGTTGGTGTACAGATCCTTGGTAAGCTTGATCTCTCCAACCCGCAACAGGCTGTCAGGGTCGGCCAAGAGCTCGTGGACCCAAGCCCCAAGGTCTGACTTCCCGTCCATGATCATACGCTCTTTAGCGGCGGACTTGAAGGCCGGAGCTGTCGGGTTGAAGTCACCGAGGTCCAGCTTCATGAAATAATCGAACAGAGCCCCAGGACCCTCGCCATCCAGCCACATCATATAGTCGATGTAGAATTCCTCGCCCATGGGGCCGACGATAACCTCGTGGACGTTGAAGCGTCGGTCGTCGTCTTCAAGGAAGAACGCGTCAGGATGGTTGGAGGTGTACAGGTAGTTGATGACGTCTGGGATCGTATAGATCGGCACGTATTTCCCATTGACCCGCATCTCGGTCTGGGTGATCAGGTCCTTGAGGGCGTCAGCCTCGCTCCGCTTGTTTGAGCCAGTGATCTCTTCGCCTAGCACAAACTGCTTGTTCTCGGCCCAGTCGTTGTAGTCACGCTCAAGGTCCTTCTGATTGATCTTCGCAAAATTCGTGCCGTAGATCTTCCTCATCGTGGCACCCAACAAGGACTTGCCGGTTCCATGCACCTTGCCATGGATGACGAAGCTGCTGAACATCTTAATTCCCGGGTACTTCAAAGGATAGGCCAGCCACCGTAGGAAATGGCGTTTCAGCTCGGTCTCAGCTCCTGTGAACAGGTGGTCAACGAGCTTAAGGAAGGGCTTCACGTCCCCTTTCTTAGGCTCACAGCCCCAACCCTTCCAGGTATTGTAGCAGCGGTCGTCGTGCTCATTCTGGCAGAACATCTCCCTGCCTGGGGCGTAGGTCAGCTTAATCGCCTCTTCGCGGAACTCCCACTTGAGCCAACTGGCCGACGCCGACTTCTTCGTCAGCTTAGGACTGCCATCGGGGCCGAACGTGTACTCGTGGCAGGTTTGGGTCGAGTATGAATGGTTCTTAAAGGCGTCGGGCGAGGTTTTTTGGCCAGTCTTCTTAACGACCACCATGCCAGGGTCTCGGACGTAGACGACCTGCTGGTTCAACGCCCAAAGGCCCTTGGCCATGGTCATTGGTTGAGCCTGGTGAAGCAGCAGCGCAAGGTCTGCCTTTGAGTTGGCCATGAGGAAGTCGTCAAGACCGGTCTTTTTGTCTTCCTCCTCGTACACATCTGGGAGGGCAACGTAGAAGGGCAGAGCCCCACGATCCATGAGCTCTTCGGCCAGCATGTTAATGGCTTGCACGACGTGCTCGTTGTTGCGGAAGTCAGAGTCAAAGACGAGGTACACCGCTCGTCTGGCCCAAACCACGCGCTCAAGCTCTCGGATGAAAGGCACGCCTTCCTTTGTGGAGCGGAAGTTGAACACACCACCAAGACCGATGGTGGCAAATCCCTCTCGACAGGCCTTGGCCGCCTTGAGCTCACCCTCAGTGATCAAGAGAGGTTCTCGCCAATCACTAAGGACTTCGGCCCAAGGCCTGGTGGCGTTCTGGGGAAAATAGGCGCAGACCCCGGTGTTCGGCTCTTGGACGTACCTGGTCACCTTACCGCCGCCGGCCTGTTCGAAGCCCACGTGATCCTTCAGATACCTGAGGCGATAGAACACCGGCCACTTAGGGAGGAACGAAAGCTGCTTTGTGGGGTCCCATGGGTCAAGGTACGGGATCTTCAGCCCAGCTACAGGATTGAAGTGAGCGAAGCAGGTCGTAGAGTTTTCGATGGCTTCTAGCTTCAACAGACGAAAGTCGTCATGGTCAAGGCCTGAGGTCTCAAGCTTCAACAAGGCCAGACGATAGGCCTCAGACGAGGCGGCAGGTGTAGCGGTAGAGCGTTTACGTGGGGGCATATGATCATTCCGTTCTCGAGTTCGGCTGCTCAGCTCAGCCGCCCTTGACAGCCTCAGCTCTGTCTTAGGTGCCGACGGGCTCCGCGTTCCTTGCTGAGGAGAACGGTGCCGAGGCCAGGTACTGCAACCTGGTGACGAGCAACGTGGGGCCCGCCGGCAAGGGTAGATAAGGCCTTAAGAGAAGGTCTATGTACACAGAAATTTAGAGAGCCTTCTTGGGCTTAACCTGACTGGGCCGCTCAATCCGCATCCGCTCGGGTTCGGTGCAATCTTTGCCACGGAAGATTGTCGGTTGAAAGACGCCCTTGCCGTTACAAAACTTGTTTCGCAAGTACTTTTCTTGGAGCCCGGTATATTCAAGCAAGGCCTTCCAACCTTGTAGCTCGAAGCGCCCTTTTGTGGAGGAATTAATCTTGAAGATCTCGGCGTCTCGGCGACGAGCCCACATTTCAGAGACGCCGGTGTTTGTGGACTTTTTTCTGGCCACCGCCAGTAGCGTAAGGCGAGTCTCGACCAGTTCAGATGCCAAGTATCTAAACGCCTCGACCACAGTTCGGATGGCGGGATCAGGGCTTCCGCTAAGACCCGCAAAATAATCGTTTAGTATTTTAGCTGCAGACTCAGTTTCTATTGGGAATGCACCAAGATCGTCGAAGTTGAAGAACGGCTGGACCAATGGTTGGTCTTTGGATACAAAACCGTTCTTTTTGTTATGCCTAGCCATTCTTGCTTTGGCCAGAACATTTTCTGGGGGTTTACAACGACCGTGTGGCATATGACCAATTCTCCATGTGATTAATAGGATACTATCATGGGTTCTCGGCAGGGTAAACTGAAAAATTCTTGGCGGCAATGGTATGAAGTTTTTAAGATTGTGGGGCTTTGGGCTGAGCCCGGTGCACGGTGCGCTACAGCAAGCACTTTGTACTTCTAAGATTACCCTACTAAGGACGGTTATATCTATCTAAATTACCATCTTTACTTTCCTTTTCTAGGAAAATAGAGAAACCCTGTAGCTTGTAGCAGCTTAGTTTTGTGGTCAAAGACCACAATTCTTTGGGCTTGGCCCTGGCGCTCCCAAATTCACCGCCATGAAAGAGGACCGGCCACATGAACCACAGAGCTATTTTCACAAAACTAAGCCAGAACCGGGCAGGGAAGGGCTTCCGGCCGTCCAACAATCGTGTTTACAGACGATATCAATTCGTGGTATAGTGGAGACTTCAGGGCATTCTCAAACCACAAGGAGACCACATGGCCGGGAAAAAGCGTGAACCTGTAGACCACATGCCCGCCGTGACGCTACGAGGCGTTCGGCCCCAGGGTCCTCGTGGTGGACCTGGGCTCCATAAGGAGAACCGCCTGACCGACGCTCAGCGCCAAGCGCTGGCAGTTAAGGCCGGTGGCATCACGCCCTTGGAATTTGCCGCTTCAGTGCTGCGAGACAAGGACGCCCCCATGGTCGAGAAGCGCTGGGCCGCCGAGCTCCTGATGCCTTACATGCACCGCAAGCTCCCCGTCGCCATTGAGGGCGCCTTCATGCACGGGTCTCCCGCTGAGATGGCCGCCATGCTTCCCAAGCTTGTGGTCAACTTCGTCGAGGCCTCTGAGAAGAAATGACGACCCTCGCCTGCATCGAGAAAAAACCAGACATTGGTCTCGACGTACCAGGCGCCTTTCGTGGTCTCTACCGGAACCACCGCTACAAGGTGTTCTACGGTGGGCGTGGTTCCTCCAAGTCCTGGACCATCGCGCGGGTGCTGATCAGCCTCGCGTACACCAGCAAGGTCCGAGTGCTCTGCGTCCGTGAATTTCAAACGTCCATCGCGGACTCAGTCCACAAACTGTTGAGCGACCAGATTGAGGCCTTGGGCCTCAGTTCTTTTTTCGTCATCACGAAGAACAGTATTCTTTGCCCGTTGACTGGGTCTGAGTTCCTGTTCAAAGGCCTTCGCCGCAACATCAATGAAATTAAGTCGACTGAGGGCATCGACGTCTGCTGGGTCGAAGAAGCCCAGTCGGTATCCGCCGAGTCCTGGCAGATCCTGATCCCCACCATCCGCAAGGAATACTCGGAAATCTGGGTGACCTTTAACCCCGATGACTCTGAGTCCTCGACCTGGAAGCGCTTCG